AGCCGAAGGATTCGAGGCGGGCAAGAAACACGCACAGGCGAGAGCCGACGCGGCAACACCGTTCTTACGGGCGGATTCCACCTACGGCGAGGCCGGGCGCAATCTTGCGCTTCAGGTATTGGCGGGCAAGATCGACGCTATAGCCCTTCAGGCTGTTGCCACGGTGCTCGATGCTCAGCGCGAGCAGACGGCGCAGGCGCAGGCTCAGGACGAAACAGAGGCGGTTCCCGTAACACCGGCACTCCCCCCGCAGAGTGGGAGTGAGGACAGTGAAACAACTTTCCGGGCTTCAGTGGATGCCGATAGAATTCGGCGCGGCCTGAAACCCCGATACGAGGTGCAATAATGGCAATTCAGGCGACGAGAAACAACACCACCGTTCCGTTTGTACGAGACGGGGAACCGTTTGAGAAGGACAACGAGGTAGTTGCGACCGACGGTGGCAGAACTGGTGACATGGTTCCATATACATTGATGGCGCAAAATCCTTCAACTCTGAAATGGGTTCCGTTCACAGACAACACCGCAGCGGACGGAACGCAATGGCCACGTGGAATTCTCATGATCAATCTCACTGAGGCGCAGATCAAGGCGGCGGACGTTGTTGACGTTCCGGTCATCGTCGGCGGTCGCGGGTTGGTCGTAGACAAGGAACAATTGGTCATCGAGAATAAGAAAACACTGGCGACGGTGATCAACGTTCCGGCAAACACAAACAAAACAGTCGAAACGTGTCTCAGGGAAATTGGCATCTACATGCAAGACACCGTGGATATCGACGCTTATCAGCAGGCGTAAGAGAGGAAAACAACAATGCCTAACACATTATCACCAATCGCAATGGATCCGTTCAGCAGATACTTTGCTGAAATGTTCAACGAAAAGTCGGTCATCAGCGTACCGACTGCGTTTCAATGCTTCTTCGGGCGACCCGAGGCCAACGGATCGAAGACGATTTGGTCTACCGATTCACTGACCGTCGATATCGACATCATCCGGGCAGCCGGGGAAACCCATGCGGCGCTCGTGCATCGCGGAACCGATGCTCGCAGACTCGGCAGCGATAAGAAGTCAACCAGCGTCGAGAAGTTCACCAGCGAATCCCGTGTCTATCCTCTCATCGAGGAAGAAGGCGAGATCGCGGCTTCGAAGCTTCTGTATCGCAACGCAGGCGAGAACTCGTACAGCACGAAGACTCGGCAAGAGCGCATGCGCGACCGCGCGAACGATATCTACGAAGAGGCGGTTCGCAGGATCATGCGGGCTCGTGAGGTTCTGGCTGCGGAATCGATTCTCACTGGAAAGCAGAGCGCGATTTTCGGAACCACCAACACCACGCTTCAGTACGATTTCAAGCGCACCAGCGGAATGAACTGGACGACTTCAAAAGACTGGACGGACAAGACCTCTGACATTTTCGGGGATCTCGATGCGGCTTCGGATCTGTGTCGCAAGAACGGTTTTGTGCGGCCTGATTTCCTAGGACTCGGCGAGACGGCGATCAAGTCGATCATCGCGAATGAAGACATCGTAGAGAAAGCGGACAACCGGCGTGTCGAAATGGTTCAGGTTTCTCAAAACAACCCCGTTCCGCCGAAATTCAACAGGTTCGTCGAGTGCGGTTGGGTGCCTCGTGGTTTGCTCAGAACACCCGCAGGCAACGAGCTGTGGATGTTCACGAACAACGAATACTACACCAACCTCGCAGGGGCGCAGGTGAAGTACATGCCGGACACCAAGGCGTTCATCGCGTCCGTTGATGCTCGCATGGATCTGTATCTTGGCCCCCCGGAGCGGTTGCCGATGATTGCACAGGACGTGGAACAATTCGTCGAGCTTTTCGGGTTCAATCCCGCAGGCGGCCCGAGCGTTCCGAACATCAAAGGTAGCGGGATATTCATTCCCGAGCACTACTACTTCGATGCGTATCGAAGCACAAACCAGAAGTCGTTGACTTGCAGGGTGCAGCATGCGCCGATTTTCGCAACGACTCAAACGGATGCAATCAGCGTCATCGAAACTGAAGCACCGTAAAAGGAGCTAAAACGTGGCAAGGCCCAAAAATCAGTATCGATGGAATAACAAGGATATGGCTCTGCGCTGCGACGGCGTATTCTATCTTTTGGGTGATATCGTTCCAACGGAAAAGATTGATGCGAAGAAAAAACAAAAACTGATAGATGCCGGGTGGCTAGTGAGACACCATGATGGGAAAGCCGACGACGGCGCAGACAGCCAATCCACGGATGAGGTTTGAAAATGGGAGTTACGATATACAAAGGACGGCGGAAGACCAAACAACCGGCTGACGAGAAAAAGCCGAAACCTGTTGAGAAGCCGAAGCCTAAAGAGGAAAAACCGGCGGTATAAATGGGTGGACTTCGCGCCATAATCGAGCGGGACTTGGGAGAGACATTGGAAGGCGATTTCGGATTGCCGGTCAGGTTGGTATCTCCCGAGGGCATTACACAGATCAAGAGCGCCAATGATCCTGAAAAGGATCTCATGGGGCAAGTTCTGTATGACTATGCAATCCTAGATCCCGATTCTGGTGCTGAAGTGGTGGTTCACGAGCCCGTTGTCACACTGAGACGGACTTCACTGAACGAGATTCCATCTTGTGCGCCTGGTAAAAACTGGCTGATCAAAATCCCTGCAACACCCTCGGAAGAAGCGGAAAAAGTTACGTACAGAATAGGCCGAACTCCCGAGGGTGGCGCAACTATCGGATTCATACGTTTGTACTGTGAGACCATAGAGCAAGACGACACGGAGCCGGATCCAAATCCAGACCTCGTGCCGGGGCCGAACATTTTGAGTGTTTATCCTAAAAACGTGTGGATGAAGGTTGTTGGCAATGTTCTGTCCGGGCAGATATGGATACTCGACCCGATACCTGACTACTTGATCACGTACAGGCCAGCGGGCGGGAACGTACCGACGAGCCAAGAAGAGGGGATAGAGATTGTTGACGTGCATGTCGTTGGCACGAGCTTCCCGATTGACATTTACATGATGGCGCTGAACTACATCGGAAGGGTACGGTTGGACTATTATGAACTTTGAAACTCTAAAGGCATCAATAGTCGAACTGCTTGGCAACGCAGCGGCGGGGCGGTTCCGGGTAATTGGATATCAGAAGCAGGCGCAATCGGCTGAGAGCGTAAGGGACTTAGATCGTTCGGTGCAGGTGTTTTACAAACAAGGTGTTTTCCCCAAATCGGCGGGATCGATCAACGGCCCGGTTCAGCACGACATGGTATTTCATATCATTCTTACCGTGTCTTCGGCGAGTAAGGGAAATCTCGCGGCGCTGAACGATCCGAATTCGACCATACCGGACTTGAAATACGCCTTGGCTCATTTGAGGCTCGCGGAAGAAAACGCGGACGAGCTTTTCGATTCCCTTTCTCGGATTGTATACCAGATACTCATGGACGCTCGGAACGTCGATCTCGGCTTGCAGCCTGTTCGGGTTGGCAGTCGTTGGGTTGAGACGATCATCAAAGACGAGGTGCTTATCCGTGGGGCGCTGGTTATACAATCTGGGGCTCTGCGGTTGACGGCGAGGATGCCGGAAGAGTTGTCAGGCGATTCAGGCGAGATGATCGAGGTAATCGACGACGGAATCGAAATAGACGGAGATCCAACCGTTCAGGCGGGAACGCTGAACGAATTTGAAACGGAATAAAAACTACGGCGCACAGGCGCTTGTGATGGAAAACAAAGCAGGAGGTTATAAACCATGTCATTAGACCCCACATCAATTGCGGCGGGAGTTGTCGCAGGCGCAAAAAACGTACAGTTCGCAACTGAAGTCCTGAACGTGCCGCATAAAGTCTTGATCATCGCAAACTACGATGAGACGGAAAAAACAGAAATCGTGCCCGATACTCTGTATCGGATATCGAGTTCGGCAGACGCAGCATCGAAGTTCGGGTTTGGGTTCCAAGCCCATCGGCTTGCAAAATACGCGGAGATCGGATCTCAGGGTATCGAAACCTGGGTTCTCCCCGTCGAGTCGGACGGTAAAGCCGCTGTTGGATCAATAGCAGTAACAGCGTCCGATGCCGAAGCGGGCACGATCCACATGTACGTTGCA